TGCTTTCAAATCATAGTATAGTGCCGAGAACATAGCGTCTGGTTCAGCAATCAATGTGATGTCTGAAGAACGCACAGCGATCTCTCGGTCCTCGCTGTAGGGAGGGAAGGGCAGTGCCCCATCCTCCGTTACTTCACAAGGGTATTTTAGCACACAGTCGGGGTCTCCGAACTCTACACCAGGAATCTCTTCAACCTCTGCTACGAGCCAGTGCCCGTCAAACTTCAGTAGTTTAATCACGAAGGGACAGAAGTATCTACTGGAGCACCGTTTCCTTTAACAGTGTATCCCTTAGTTGCTTCAGCAATTGCTGCTTGCTGTGCTGCAATATTAGGATTGTCTTGACCTTCTTGCCATTCAGGAATTTGTGTGTTGTCCTGAGCAGTAATCACTTGAACTTTAGCACGGTATGCTTGTGACAATCCTTGATCTGGTTCTCCAATTGCAAGAACCGTATCGTAAGGGACTCGGAACTCAAAGTCAACCGAATAAGGACACCACTTACTAAACTTAACCTGAAGATCATGACGATCTTTACCTGGCTCATCAACACTAATGAGTTCCAGGATGTAAGGATGACTCATCAACAAACAAATACCACGCTTATCATCACCTTCGCCTTCAAAGACTTCTTTAAGCTCAGTGATTACACGCTCGCCATTTTTAAAAACAATAATTTGTTCAGCCATAGTTCTCCAATGTTTCTATAAGTATAACATAAAATGCGAAAGGGGGCAACGCCCCCTGTGACAGATATTTATTTGACTTCGTAGGTGATTCGTTTCATGTGGTCTGGAATAATTTTCTCTAAACTAATAATCAACAGACCATCATTAAATTCTACGTCCACAACTCTAACATCGTCAGCGAGTTGCCAAGTCTCTGTAAATGATCGTCTCGATACTCCCTTGTGGAGATATGTGACTTTAGGATCTGTTCCTGCATTTTTCGTGGCAACTCGGAGAATGTTTGATTCAGTAGATACTTCAATCTCCTCTCTTTTAAATCCTGAGAGAGCGATTTGAATTTCGTAATTACTGCTGTCATGCTTGATTAAATTATAGGGCGGATAGTTCTTGTTATGACTCGTCATCGAATCGAGTCGATGGAACATATCACTCAGACCTACAGCGTGGGGTAAATAGATATCCCAAGTATTTGTCATGGCGGTTCTCCTTTATTTAAGCGAGATTGTTTTTTACTGGACCCCGAAGGCATCCAATATTATTTAATCAAGACAGAAAAAAACTGCTACGGTAAAAACCGTAACAGTTTATAGGGTGTTCCGACTTGTAGAGTGACCGCACGAAAGGTCACGTGATTATTTATTCGGTTGCCTCTACTTTTTTGCGACCGATATTATACTTAGATTCAAGAATCCATTCTCCCTTATCTTTATAAGAAAGAACTTTGATCTGATTCAACGGAGCGACATCTTCAATCTGAGTGGAAATTACAATAGTAATAAGACCCCAGTCTGATAGAAGTTGAGCGATGCGATTGCGGCGCTGGACATCATTCAATGAGAGATTAGTATTCTTACCATCAAGAGCAAACAACTCTTTAAAGTGAACAATGTAATACTTACCCTGCTTGTGTAAGATGTGGCAAGACTGATAGAGTTTTTTATCCTTGCGTGATGCCACACCAATACGAGTTAGTGTCTCTCTCACCTTCAAGAAATCATCTGGTTCGTTAAGAGTTACCTCAACCATATCTGAAGGTTGCCAATCAATAGTAATTTCAGTATTCATCTTGCACCGCCTTTATCTAATAATTTTTTAATCTGCTGTAGTTCAGAATTAGTGAGAATTCTTAGAGCGGCGACTGCTTTACTATGGCTATAACCATAATATTGCTTCACCAATTCAATGTTCTCTACTGTGTCTTTTTTCAACCAAGGAGTAAATCTTTTTCTCGGCTTCAAACTATTTAGATAAAAATCATATTGGAGTTTCTTATCCAAATACCAATACTTATTCATTTCATTGGAAAACAAAATGCTATCAGTAAAGCTAGATAGACACTTATTAATAATAAAAGGCGGGTATGCTTTTACAGCATCAGGGTCACCATCAAGAATGTTTTTCTTTGATTGGTTGATTGAGTTCAGGTAATCTTTCAGTTGGTATGTCATTCCAGTGTCTTACAGCGTTAGCAACAATAGCAATATTAGTAATTAAATAAGATAAAAAAATAAGGGTGCGAATAATCGCAACCTTATCAGATTCTTTTTTATCAGAAGACGCTTTTTCACCAAGCGCCTTGCACCAAATTCTCCACATTAGAACTTCGCAGTCACTCCAACAATAGTAGCATTAGGATTACGTGCCAGGGCAACCTCTCGTGCTTCTTGATAGTTGCGAGCGATCACTTCTTCCTTGAAGACAGTGCCAGCAACATAGAGGGTGACTTCACACTTCATAATTAAAAAGGACGAGTTCCTTGCGAGACGCTTGATCTGTATTATAGCACCCCACCGAGCGCATGGTGTAGGTATGTGCAAATTCTCCAACTGTCCACCCCTCAAAGCGTTCTCGAACGAGGTTGCTGCTGTTGTAGGAGATCAGTTGAGGACCAACAAAACAATCGCAATCAACAGCAAAAGTATCGTGATTGAATCCTTTGTGCATTGATCCCTTGCGCCCATAGAGGTTGTCCTTAATGTCATAAGGAGGATCGAGATAAGTAAATACTGCTTTATCATCGGTAAGCAAATGCTCGTATGAAAGATTAGTAATCTTCCAGTTAGCAATTAGTTTTTGATACTCGGGCAGTCGGTCGATTCCTGCCATTGAGAAGTTGCTGTCGCTTGCTTGAGGAGAGAAGGAGCTGGATTCTGTAAGCCCAGAGAAAGAACACTTATTAACCACATAGAAGGAAACAGCACGGTGGAAATCTTCAGTGTCTTCCAAAGGTCTTGCAAGATATTCTTTCGCACTACCAAACAAAGTTCTTGCAGATCCAGGATCGATATGTCTTTGTTTGAGTTGGACTAGTTCGTCTCGAAGTCGTTGTCCATTGTCCTGCAGTTCTCGCCAGAAATTATAAAGTGGTTCGTAAAGATCGTTGACCCAAATATCAAGATGTGGATAACGCTTACTAACTTCCAATGATACAGAACCACCACCCAAGAATGGTTCACGATACTCAGTGTAGTCTTTGAGGTCAGGAATGTATTGGAAGAGTTTACTCAGGGCACGACTCTTGCCCCCAGGATAGCGCAATGGTGTTTTCAGGGATTTCAAAGTCTGGATCATGATATTTAAGGTATTCCCAAAAGGTCAGTTTCATTTCTTTGTGCGTCATACCGCAGTGAGCGGCAGCAGCAGGTAGGTTCATTGTAGCACGAAACAAACCCTCGTTTGCTTCTGCCACATTCTCTGGCGTGGTCTTAACTCTCTCCATCATCTACCATATCAAAGTCTTCAATCTGTGCTGCAGAAACTTCATGCTCTCCAGCAACCAGATACCAGTGGTGACCAGCACGTTCACCCAAGTATTTCATCTGATCTTCTTCGAACATGTTCTCTCGCATTGCTGCCTGAATCTTCAGGTGGATTAGTTCTTCTTGTGTGGGAACGTTCATTTGAATTCACAACTCATCATAATTTCAGTAAGACATGCCAACAGGTTGATCTCCTGGTCAGCAACAAAAGCAATCTGATACTGATACTTAGCAAGGATCAGAACTACTTCTGGAATGTATTTAGATTTAATATTCTCGTAAAGAGTATCATAAATCTTACGCATGATAATGTTTGGATCATTATCAATGTTTTCCACAACCCACTTACGAACTGTGGAGAACTCTTTGTTCTTCAGGGAGTTCATCAACTGAGACAGATTGACATCAGCAATATCACAAAGAATATCAGTGTCAATTTTACCAGTTGCGGCATGACGTTGTGCTTCATTGATAAGACGACGCCAGTCGGGATAGTAACGTTGGATCAGTTTGACAATCACCTTGTCCTGATACTCAACTTTGTTGTCATCCAAGATCTGCTTCAGACGAAGGAAGAACTGACCTTGGAGTTGCTGCTGTTGCTCCTTCTGGATTCGGAAGTCAACGACCGTGCAACGGGAGTGCAGCGGTTCAATGATCTTGTTCTGGAAGTTGCAGGT